AAAGATAAATATTAAAAGCAAATTTATAAAAAAAAAAACTATTAATTTTATTGAAAATATTGATTCAAAAAAAAAATTAGATGAAGCAATTGAATATATTTTAAATGAAGCGAATGATTCAAATAATTATAATGTGAAAGAAGCATATGAATATACAATGGCTTTATCAGAAAATTTTTATAAACCATATGATAAATGGATTGAAATTGGTTGGATATTGTTTTGTATTAACAGTAAATTATTATTCCCTGTATGGATTGCGTTTTCGGCTAAATCAGATGAATTTTCATATGAATCTGTTTCAGAATTTTATAATATGTGGGAAAATATGGAAAATAAAGGATTTACAATGGGTTCATTAATTTATCACTTAAGAGATGACAATATTAAAAAATATAATGAAATTAAAAAAAACGTTGTAAGTTATTATGTTCACCTAGCTTGTAATTCTGAAACAGAGTATGATATTGGTATGATTTTATATAAATTATTTGGCGATAGTTATGTTTGTTGTAGTATTAAAAACGATATATGGTATAAATATAAAGATAATAAATGGGTTGAAACAGAGGGCGGCATTGATTTAAAAAAGAAAATATCAAATGAAATATTTTGTTTATTTGTAAAAAAACAACAAGAAATTTTAAATAAAATAGCTACTGTTCTAGATGACAATGAAAGAGACAAATTAAAAAAACTTGCGCAATTAATATCAGATTTATCTATGAAATTAAAAAAAACAACTTGGAAAAGAAATATTATGAAAGAAGCACAAGAATTATTTTATGATAAAAAATTCTTTAGTAAATTAGATACAAATCCCAATTTACTTTGTTATAAAAACGGTGTTATTGATTTTGAAAATGGTTGTGAATTTAGAAAAGGAAGACCATCTGATTATATATCTTTATGCACAAATAATAATTATGTTCCGTTTAATAAAAATAATAAAAAACATATTAAAATCAAAAAAGAAATTGATAAATTCTTTTCACAATTATTTCCAAATATGGAATTAAGAAATTATATGTGGGAACACCTAGCTTCAACATTGTGGGGTAAAAATTTAAATCAAACATTTAATATGTATATTGGATGTGGTAGAAATGGTAAATCAAAATTAGTTGAATTTATGGGAGAAATTTTAGGTAATTACAAAGGGACAATTCCTATTGGGTTAGTAACACAAAAAAGAACAGTAATTGGTTCTGCTTCTCCTGAAATAGCACAATTAAGAGGATTAAGATACGCAGTAATGCAAGAACCATCTAAAGGTATGACTTTAAATGAAGGTGTTATGAAAGAATTAACTGGTGGTGATCCTTTACAAGGTAGATTATTATTTAAAGATTCTATAACTTTTAATCCACAATTTTCATTAGCTGTTTGCATGAATCATTTATTTGACATTAATGCTGATGATGATGGTACTTGGAGAAGAATTAGGGTTGTAAACTTTGAATCAAAATTTGTTAAAAATCCTTCAAAAAATCTAGAAGATAAAGAATTTTTGGTTGATCCAAATATTGATAAAAATTTTAAAAAATGGCGCGAAATTGCGGGAAGTTTGTTTGTTGATATTATAAAAAAAACAAATGGTATTGTTAAAGATTGTGATATTGTAACAATTGCTAGTCAAAATTATAAATCAACACAAGATCATTTTACAGGTTTCTTTAAAGAAAGAATTATTAAATGTAATGGTCCTAATTGTGATTATTGTAGAAATTCTTCTTGTTTTATGAAAAAGAGAGATTTACTAGAAAATTTTAAAGATTGGTATTCTGAATTATATGGAACAAAATGCCCAAAAGGGAAAGATTTATATGAATTTCTTGATAAAGTTATTGGTGAAAATAAATATAAAAATGGATATAAAAATTATAAATTACTTGACCCTGATTTAGATTTTGAAGATGGTGACAACTTTTCAACAAATAATATCTAAAAAATCTAAATAAAAAAAATTATTTAATTTTGGTATATATAAATAAAGCACTTAATCCACCTAAAACTTGTGCTGTAATGTATGGCAACACATCATTTTTATTTAAATTATTACCAACATACATCATTAATGTAACCGCTGGATTAAAATGACCTCCAGAAAATTTACCTAAAATTAAAATTACAATAACTAATGCTAATCCAATAGGGAGTGCTTGACCTGTAAATAAAATTACAAAAAGGAAAAATAATGTTCCAATATATTCTGCTAAATATGGTGACATTTTATTCATTATATATTTTATAAATATTATATTTTTTTAACAAACACAATATTTATTTTTAATATTTTTTTTTTTTTTTAAATAATTAGAATAATTAGTATTTTTTTCTTTGTTTTTTTTTTTTTTTTCATTTAAACATTTTTTATTTTTTTTAAATTTTTTTTTTTTTTTAAATAATTAGAATAATTAGTATATTTTGCGTTGTATTCATTTTTAATTTCATTAGAACAATTACTATTAGTATTAAATTTTTTATATTTATTATTTTTTTCTATGTAAGGATTTATATTTCTAATTGAATTTTCATTATTTAAATTTATTAATTCTTTTGGTGTTTGAACACCTAAATGTATATTTTTTTTACATTTATATTTTTCATTTTCATAATTATTTTTTTTTTGAAAATCTAAACCGCCATATATTCTTTCATAATATATACCATTGATTTTATTTTCTTCAATTTTTTTTTTTGTAATCACACATTTAGAACAATTTGTAATATTCAAGCATTCTTCTTTATTTTCATTTTTTTGTAAGTTTCTATTTGAAAATCTATAATTTTTATTATTTTTTATCAATACATTTGGAAAATAATTTCTTTTATTTATTCTTTTTTGAAACATTTATTTTATATATAAAAATATTATAAATATATATATATAAAATAAATGAGCAATGTATCATGTAAATCGGAAAGTTTAAAAGAAAGTCAAGTAAAAGATTTATTAAGTGATGAAGGTATTGAGACAGATGAACCTATTCATGCAATAAATATGATTAGTTATTATATAGCAAAAACATCGTTAGAAACAAGTGATGGAGATAAAGCCCCAACATTTATAAATACAGGTATTAAATGTAATGATACTGGTGAAGATATTTATAATCTTAACTACACTGGGAAAACACCTGGTGGATATTTGGGACAAATTGGTGCTGAAATGAGTAATATTACTGTTGAAGGTGCAAGATTTGCAAATTTAATGAATCCAAAACCTGATTGCCTTAAAATAAAATGTGGCAATGAAACAACTAAACATGTTTTTACAACAGATTGGGAAAGATTAAAAAATCAATTAAAAAATAAATGTATACCTGTTACCGAAGGGTTTAGTAATAATGAAAATAATTATAAAAAAGATATTTATAAATTATATTTATTGGGATTTGGTTCGTTAATGGTTTTTTTATTATTTAAATTGTTTTTTAAAAAAAATAAAATCATATAAAATAATTAAAATTGTAAAAAATAATTTATAATATATTTTATTAACAATGGGGTAAAACTAATTAATATAACACCAATCAATAAAAAGCGAATTTTATCTTTATCTCCTTCAGCAGTGTATAATAAATATATATTCCACATTAAAAAAAATAAATAAAGTAAAAATAATAAAATATAAATATAATATAAAATATTATAATAATACTTTATATAATCACTTTTTTTATTATAATACATTGATAATCTTTTATTAATATCATTTTTTTCATCAAAAGATAATATTTTGGAACTATCACCGCCACCACCACCTTCTTTATTTTTTTTTATTTCATTTTCAACTCTTTCTTTTTTACTTATTAAATATTTATAAAATTCTTCCCTAACATCTAAACCAATTAATCTTGAATTAAATGTTTTCTTTTTATTATTTAATTCTGTTTCCATATTATTTATTTTTTTTATTAAATTGGGTTTTAATTTATTTAATGTTTTTATATAACAATCCCCGCTGTCATCTTTTAAAAGTTCTTGAATAGCAGGAAGTATGCTTTGTGTTGCATCTTTTATTAAAGAAGGATCTGTTAACTTATTAGCTAATACTTCACAACTTTCACCTTCTCCTTTAGAAACTGTTGAGGAAAGCTCGTTCATTTGTTCACTAGTTTGTTGTTCTACGCTTTGTTTATCCGTTTCACTATTTTCTTTATTTGAAGATAAAAATTGTTCTTGTAAACTTTTATAATATAAATTCATTATTATATTATAAAAGTATTAAAATATTTAATTCTTAAAATAATCATATATATCATTTGATATTATAATTAATGTAAAAGTTATAAGAACTATAATCAATCCAATGAAAACCATATCGTTTATTTTTCCTTTTATAAAAAATATAATAAATAATAAAATTAGAGAAAAATATAATAAATGTTTAATTATTCTAAAAACACGATCATACCAATCTTTATTATTATTATTCATTTTAACTAATCTTTTATTAATAGCCACATTTCTCTCTTTTGAATTATTATTTCTACTTTCAATATGTGCTAATTTTTTCATTAATTGTTTAATTGTTCTTTTACTATTATCTTTTTCACTATTTGAACACATTGTTATTTTATCTAAAGCATTTTGTGAATTAGAAACGCTTCCATTAATTCTTGATAATATATTATAAATTTCTTGGTCGCTTGATGTAAACCCACTACTACCATTATCTAAATAATCTTTTAAAATTCCATCTAAATCATTTATATGTTTTTTTGATATTTTTGATACATTTACAAATTTTTTACTTAATATTTCATCACAAGTTAATTCTAAATTATCTAAATTATTTTCATTATATGTTTGTCTTTCTGAATTTAATATTGAACATTCGTTGTTTGCATCAATATTATTTATATAATAGCCCCATTTTTTACTCCCATTCATATTTGCAGCATATATTGTATCATCTATTTTAATATCAACAGGTTGTGAATTATGTAATTTTTTTATTTTAGATAATAATGATTTATCTATAATTTGATTACTTGTTTTTCCAATTCCATAACCAACTAAACATTTTCTACATTTATTTGGACTATCCTTACTACAAAATTCATTTACAGGAATACCATTTGGACACTTACATTGAACATTTTTTTCAGTTTGACAAATATTTATATTACTGTCTTTTTTGCAAGAATTGTTATTACCCATATATATTTAATCTTTATTTTTTATTTTTTTATATATAATATAACTTAAACCAGCTAAAGCTATAATCCATAAAAATATTCTATAATATTTTGTAGTATTTATTATTGATATATTACGAATTTTGGCGATATATGTGTCTGTATTATAATCTTTTTTTTTCATTTGTAAATAATCTAAAATATTCTTATATTCGTGTGCTTTAAAATCATCTGTATTATTTAAAATTTTTCTTATATATTTTTCATATTCATTTATTGTATTACTTCCTAAAGAATTTTCAAATTTTAAAAAATAAATATAAATAAAAATATATTTTTTTATATTTGTAATTAAATCATTAAAATCTTCATTACTATTTTTATTAATTAATTCTATACTATATAATTTAAATTGTATTAATTTTTTTTTATATGCTCTTTTATTATTCATTAATTCAGTAAATTTAAAATTTGATTTAATTTTTTCATAATTATTCCAAGTTGTTAAATTATTAACCATACTATTATGAATAATTTTACAAATATTATTATTTTCAGAATTATATATATTTTCATCAACATTTTCTATAAGGTCTTTTAATTGATCCTTATTTTCTTGACCATTAATGTTACTTGGTAATATTTCTAAAATACTACCATCTTCTTTTATTAAATCTAAATTTAACCAAAAATGTTCTATTACTGCGGATGCTGTAAAATTTTTTCTACGTCTGTTTATAAAAAGTTCAATATCTTCTCTTGATTTTTTCTTATTTGTAAAATTATCACCATCGCTAGTGTTTATTTTTTCACCATTTTCACCCGTATAATAGCAACTAACTGTTTTTCCATCTTTATCTCTGTTACAAACTGCTTTACCTCCATTATCAGCTATAGCACAACATTCGGGTAATTCTACTAGTGTTTTGTAATTATCTAGATTTAAATGTCTTTTATCAAAATCACATTTATAATTATCCATACTAAATTCATTGATTTTTTGAGCAATTATCTTTTGTTCATCATTTTTTAGTGAAGCATCTGGTTCCAATTTAAATCCTTTCCAAGTTTCACCATCATTTTTAACAACATCATATATATAATTTTCATCAATATCATTGTTTTCATTTTTAAAATCATTTAAAATACAATTCGCTCTACAAGCATCTATCATTGCCCCATAAGCATATGTCAACTCATTACTAACTTCACTAGAAAAACACCATTCATATTTTGAGTTATATATTTTATCAATACAAGTGTTATTATTTTCTTTATTACATTGATGAGTAAATTCCATATTTTCACCACTTTCTTCACTGGGTGCCTCTTCTTTTTCAGGCAATAATAAACCATTTTTGCAATTTCTACTTGATTTTAATATTAAATTATCAACAATACCACATAAATTATTACCTATACCTGTTCCTCCATTACCTGTTCTTGCTTTTTTATCAGGAACTTTTGTCATATCAATAAAACCATATCTATTCAATGCTTTTCCATTAAAATCTGAACCATTTATTAAACCGTCTTTTATTTTTGGAGTAAAATAATATGATGCTCTCCAATATTCACCTATATGTTCATCTTTATTTAAATTATTCTTAATTGTATTACAACTAATAAAGGAATTTGGTTTTCTAAATTCATCCCATAATAAACCATAATCATATGTTAATCCATCAACATCTACTTCAAATTGTTTTCTTCCGTTTGGATCTGTTACAGCTGCAAGTATTGGGCAATTTTCTAAAATAAATCCTATTGTTGGAATTAATTTTCCTGTATTCCATTGTCTAAATAACCCATTCCATCTTCTCTGATATTCTTTTCTTCTTTTTATCCATCCATTTGGATAATATCTTTTTACCCACCATTTGTCTGACCATCCACCCGTTCCATCTTTTAAAAATAGATGATAATCAACCATCCATTGTCTCCAATAAGTTCCACTTTCAAATTGATTGCGATACCAATCATATCTAAACCACCAAGCCTTTGAACCACTATTTTGTGCCGATTCATTCCATATATATGCTTCACATGTATTGTCTTCATTTTTTTCATTTATTTCTCTTAATTCTTCTTTAGTTAATTTTTTTAATGGTGGGATAAACCAAGGACAATTTTCATCAATATATAAACCGATATAATATTCCCACCAATTATCTGATGTTCTTGAACTTTTACAAGCATCTACATAATCTTTTAATAATTTTAATTGTTCATATTTATTTATTTTAACTTTAGCAAAATTTATATAAACACCATTCATATCAGTAAAACAATTACTTTCAGATACAGGTTTATTATAACTCAAATCAGGCATTTGTGAAAATATTACACTAGAACTTTCGGTTTTGGGATTAGGTATCTCAAAGTTATCTAACCCAGGATTTTTTGGCATTTCCGCTCCCTGACTGGATTTATCATTACTCATTTAATAATATATATATACATTTTATAATTATTTATTTTTGTATAAGTAAAAAAATCCTAAAGTTGAACTGATTAAAAAATATAATACATAAAATAAATATTCATATATTTCCATTTCTTTTTGTTTTTTCGTTAAAAATCCAATACTATCAAATATTAAATCACCCTTATCATTTTTATTTGCATATTTTTTTTTTATAAAATCATCTAAATTATTATCTATATTTTTTAATGATTTATTATTTCCATTCCCTTTTATTAAATCATCTAATTCTGCTCGCAATTCTTGTATTTTTTGATCCGTATCATTAATATCTTTGTCTATCCCTTGCGTTTCAACATTATAAATATTATTAATTTTTTTAAAAATATTAAAAAAATCTTCTTTTTCTCCAATTATAATATCAATACTATTCTTAGAAAAAGCATATTTATTTTCTTCAGATAATATTTTATCAAACTGTGTAAAATTTCCACTAACTTCTATTGGTTTATTTTTACAAGCAATAGAGTGTCCTAATTCTTTTATTTTTAATCTTTTCATTTCATTGAAATCTATTTCTGGAATTATTTCAGGATTTTTTTCATTTAAAATATAATTGTAAAATTTAGCCTTTTTACTTTTAAAATTACTTTTATCCATTTTATTTTTATTTTTTATATAAAATGAATTTAATTCATCTTTATTCATAATTATATTTTATAAAGATTAAAAATAAAAATAAAAAAAATTTTTTTTTTATTAACTTTTTAATTACAGCAATAACGATAATAAACTGATATAATTGATGTTGTAGATGGTCTATATATTTTGCATAAATCGCCTGGCCTTAATCCAATTCTAATAGCAACAGGGTCATATACTGAAATTTCAGGAAATTCTTTTACATTTTTAATATTATATGTTTCAATAACATCTTCTTTTTGTTTTTTTGTTAATTTAATATGTTGCGGAACAAATGAGTGATTTAAAATATTATAAATATGATTTTTATAATTGTAAAATGTTATAAAAATTTTTTTTTCATTATATAATTTATTTTTTAAAATTCTAAATTGTTTTGAAATTTTATTTTTAAATATAAAAATAATTTCATCTTTTTTTTTTATGTTCAAAATTTTTTCAATATTAAAAATTTCATCAATAATTAAATTAATATTTGAAATACTTGAAGAAGTTAAATATTTAATAAATATTTTTTTTTCTTTTTCTTCTTTTTCAACATCTTTTTTTTCTACAATAAAATCCAATTCATTATTTTCGCACATACATTCAATTTCATCAAATGAAAAATATTTATAATCTTCAACATAAAAATTTCTTCTTTCTAAATATTCTAAAATTGTTTTTCTTGATTTATAAATATCTGAAATATTATTCCAAGTTTTTGACATTTTAATATTAATATATAAATATAATTTATATTTATTATTCAATTTTTTAAATTAAATAATTTATTTAAATGATACACTTTTTCTTGAATTATTATCAACAACATCTTTATTTTTTAATAATTCATTATTTTCTTTTTCAATAACATTTAATATTTTAAAAGAGCCTCCATTTTGCGAAGTTTCATCACTATCAATATCGCTATCGCTATCACTATCGTCGCTTGAAATATTACTTGAATTTGCTACAATTTCATCATCGTTTGTTGTTGTTGATGATTCCATTGAAGTTGTATTTGTTCCATCATCACTATCGTCGCTTGAAATATTACTTGAATTTGTACCCGTTTCATCATCATTTATTTCCGTTGATGATTCCATTGAAGTTGTATTTGTTCCATCATCACTATCGTCGCTTGAAATATTACTTGAATTTGCACCCGTTTCATCATCATTTATTTCCGTTGATGATTCCATTGAACTTTTATTCAAACTAGATTCGGTTGAAGTTTGAGGAGTATTTTTAACTAAAAATTTATTATACTTAACAAAAATTATTATACACTTTGAAGAACTTTCCTTTTTTTTTGAGAATTTATTTTCTTTTTTATTATTAATATAAAAAATCGAATATTCTTTGATTTTATTATTTTCTAGTTTTTTTTTTATTTTTTTTTTAAATGTATCAATATCATAATTTATTGGAAGTTTTAAAAATGTATATTTTAATGAATCTTGTAAATCTTTACAAGTTAAAATCAATTCTAACATATTCTTATCATTAAATTTATGTTCTGCAAATTCAATTTTTTTATTTGATTCATATGGTGGGTCAAAAAAAAATATATTTGTTTTTTTTTTAATGAAATTAAAAATATTAATAAATTGTTTATTAAAAATCTTAAACTTAGATGATTTTATTTTTAATAATTTTTTTTTAAATTCTAAATTTTTTTCTAACATTTTTATTTTATTTAAATTTTCTTCAATACAAAATACTTTATTAAAATTTTCTAAAAATGCAATAGAATTATAACCAATTAAAGGAGTAAAATCCGCTATTGACTGTTCTTCTTTACATAACCTTTTTATTAGAAATGATATATTTTTACAAATAGTACCATTAATATTATATTTTGAAACATTAACAATTTCTTTTTCACTAAAAAGAGCATATTCAAATAATTTATTTGAATTAAATAATATTTTAAAGATATTTGTAATTTTTTTTATTTTTTCCTTATATTTCGCTTTAATAGTATCAGACACAGTTTTTAAATTAAATGATTCTTCTCTTTTTCCTGAAACAATTACCATTTTATCATTATAATCATTTTCACCCATTTCAACATTGTTATTTAAATATAATGGTATATCTTCATCATAGATTCGTGGTAACAAATCTTCATCACCATTTTTAAATATTTTTTCTATATTTAATTTTTTCTTTAAATATTTTATTTCTTTTAAATATTTATTAAAATTGGAATCGAATTTATTTTTTTCATCATATAATTTTTTATTTGTTATTTTAAATATATGATTTGGATTAATATGATTTGTTAATTTATCTACATTATCTTCTGTAATAATTCTCATTTGTACATTTAATGTAACTAATTCTTGATATAGTAATTTAAACGCATATGGAACATTAACAATTGAAAAATCCTTACCGAATTTACTAATTGGTACAACACTTGGATTATCATTTAAATCAAATTCGAATTTAATTGGACCATCAAGCATTGGACTTAAGAATATATCATTTATTGGATTATAAATAGCTATTGTTCCTGTTTTATTACATATTGCCATTTGGTATTTGTCACCCCTCTCCATCATTGATTGATTTAAAAATGATGCTAAACCATGTGATAAAATGGCATCTCTATCCATTTCGCCGATTCTTAATCCCCCATCATTGGCTCTTCCACCAACTGTTTGTCTTGTTAACGCGTCTCTTTTACCTTTACTTCTATAATTAATTTTATCTTTTACCATATGCTTTAATCTTTCATAATATGTGGGTCCAATATAAATTTCAGTTTCAAGTTGTTCTCCGGTCATTCCATTATACATTATTTCATTTCCACTTGAATGAAAATTATTTTTTTTTAATATATTTCCAAAAATTTCGTGTTTTGAACCTTTATTTGAAAAAGCAGTACAATCTCCAAATCCACCTAATAAGCAACAACTTTTTGCCAATAATGCTTCTATTAAATGACCTATAGTCATTCTACTTGGCATTGCGTGAGGATTAACAATAATATCAGGTTTTAATCCATTTTCAGTAAATGGCATATCTTCTTCATTCAAAATTATACCTATTGTGCCTTTTTGTCCAGCCCTACTACAAAATTTATCACCAATCGCCGGCATTCTATCGTGGCGTATTTTTACTTTAGCTAGCATTTCTCCATCGTTATGTTCGCACATATAAGTTTTTTCAACATATCCTAATTGACCTTTTTTTGGAAATATTGATTCATCAATATAATCTTCTTCTTTTGAGGATTTTTTTACCATACCAATTAAAATTGTTTTATCATTGACCTTTTCATTCTTTCTTATTAACCCATTGTCATCTAACAAACTATAATCGTATCCCATTTTTATTTTTTGAATATTTTCATCATCAATTTTCATAAATTTATTTTCTACCATTGAATATCCTGATTTTTTATTTTCTGTTTGTGCTTCATAAGTTGAAAAATATGTTGTTCTAAATAAACCTCGTTTTAAAGAACCTCCATTTATTATTACAGCATCTTCGACATTATAACCTGAATAACACATAATTGCAACAATAGCATTCATCCCATACGGATTTTTATTATTTGTAATTCTTTCATAATATTTACTTTTAATTAGAGGCGTTTGACCATAATGTAATAATAAACCTGTTTTATCCATTCTATTTTGATAATTTGTATGATACATTGAAACTGCTTGTTTACTTTGACCACATGAAAATGCATTTCTTGGATATGGATTATTACTCGGAAATATTACTTGATTTGCCATAACACCTAATATAACGGAAGGATCTATTTCACTATGAGTAATTGATTCATCGCTTATTATTTCTTCATTTATTTCAGAGATTATTTTTGTACACTCTAATTCTTGTGAATCTAAATATTCAATAACACACGATATACCATCAATATGTATGTTTGGTTTATTCTCAACATCGTGTATTTCATTTAATTCATTACTTTTTTTATTACTACCAATTAATAAATTTTTCCAATTAAATTTTTTTTCCTTTTTAAAAGAAAATATATTATGATAATTTTTATTAATTATCATTGGGTGACACCCTCTTCCTATATCTGACCATATAATTATTTCTTTATTTTCAATATTCCAAGAAATACTAATAAATGGATTTAATAATCCATTACGCCTTTTATTTTTTAATACATCAATTAAATCTTTTGGATTATTTGTTACACCAAACCAATTACCATTTACAATAATTTTTGTTTTATATGCTAATTCTGTAATTGTATTAAATTCTATTAATGAAATATAATTTTCTTCTAATTTTAATAAATATTTTATTACTTCATAAGTTGGTACACCTTCAGTAATATGCGTTAGCATAGCAAAATGTTTATGTAATCCAATATTGCCACCATCAGGGCTATGAACAGGACATAAAATTCCCCATTGTGTAGAATTTAATAACCTAGGCGAAACAATTTTATCTGAACCTGGTGGTAAAGGAACATTTGTTTTTCTTAAATGACAAACAGCTGACCAATGAGATAATCTATTTAAATCTTGTATAACACCTATTCTTTTTGTATGCGAATGAGCACCCCAATTACCTTTAAAAGCTTTTTTAAACCCATCTTGAACAATTTTATTGCATTCTAAAATAGTATGTCCATTACCTGATGGTTTTGGAATATATAATATTGGATTATTTAATTTTTTATCATATTTATCTTTTCCTATTCTTGTATAATTTATAAATAAAGTTTTAAAATTTTCTTCTGCATATTTATTTTTATCTGTTTCATAATAATATTTTTTATCATAACACAAATAAATTTTTTTAATTTGTTCTTTATAATATTCACTAAATAATTCATTTATCATTTTACCTGAAACTTCAAATCTTTTACAAATATAATTATCCCTATTTGTTTCTTTTTTTAAATTTAAATGAACAAATAATAACTTTTTAACCATATATCCAATAAATAATGCTTTGGCTTTAAAATTCCGTTCACCCAAATGCGGTAATAAATTATTACATAATATATTTAATAAATAATCATTCGTTGTTTGTCTATCTAATTTAATTAAACTTTTTATGTAATTTAAAGCACTATGTTGAGTATATATATAACCTACATCATGCGCAGAAGGTCTAAAATATTCAATCATCATTTCATATTTTTTTAAATCTAATAAACAATATTTTATTATTTCTTTATCTGAAATAACACCCAATGCTCTCATTAAAATAAATAAAGAAACTGGTTTTTTTACATTAGGTATTTCAACAACAATTTGACCATTTTTATAACCACTTCCCGGTGCCATTATTTTTATATATAATTTCCTTCTTGGTTTTGTAACATCTTCAGATACTGATCTAATTATAGATTGACAAGTAAAATTTTTATCTTTTTTTTTTTCAACATATACTATATTATCTGCTATATTTTCTTGTGTAACAATTACTTTTTCTTTTCCATCAATTATAAAATATCCTCCTTGATCATTAATACATTCCCCCATTGAAAAACGAGAATATTTATTAAATAAATTTAAAATACATAAATCAGAATTTACCATAATTGGAAAATTCCCAAAATTAATATCTTTTAAAAGTTCTTCTGAAATTTCTTGTTCATAATAAACAATATTTTTTTTTTTGTCTTCTTTTTTTTTATAAATTTTAAATTCTATTAAAATATCTACAAAAATTGAAAATGAATAGGTTAAATTACGAAGTCTTGCTTCATTTGGATACATATATTTTTTTATATCATTTTCTACAATAATCGGTTTCCCATATTTATATTTTTTTCCATTTCTTCCTGCAATATACATTTTTGCTTCAAGTAAAAATACTTTTTTTTCTTCTATTTTATTTTCATTCAAATTTTTTTTAATATAACCATTCCATAATTCATCTACATCAAAGTTTGATTTATTTGGATAATATTGATTTTTAAATTCATTTTTATTTATCATCTTTACTTCTTCATTATATTCTTTTAAATTCATGTTTGTAACATATGTTTCATTTATTTTAACATTATTTTCAGGATAATTTTTATAAAAACTAATTGGATTATTAGTTTTAAATATATCTTTTATATCATTTTTAAAAAAATTATTATATGATCTTAAATGATGATTTACTAAAAAATTTTTATTCGATTTAAAATAATTATCTAATATTTCCCAAGATATTGTTTTAAAATTAATATTCATTTCTTTAATATTTTATAATATTATTTTTAACATCATTAAATTTAATATTATAAAAAAAAATTATACAAATTGATTTTTCATAATTGATGGATTTATTACATTGTTTTCTAATCCAAAAAACGTATTTGAAAAATTTTGAAATAAATATATTATCCAATTAAATAAATCATTGTCTATTAAATGTGTGAATAAACTACCTCCTTTTTGTCTTCTTAATATCTTATTCATTTTATTTCTTTTATTTTTTCTTAATGTCTTATTCATTTTATTTCTTTTATTTTTTCTACTTTTTTTATTTTTTCTCTTTTTTTTTCTTGATTTTAAAAAAAAAATTTTTTTTTTATTTTTAAAAGTTTTTTTATTTCTTTTCATTTATATTATAAAAATATATTTATTCTATATCAACGTGAGTTAACATATGTCTTCTACAACAAATTCTTTTTAAATTTAATTTATCTAAAACGAGTCCTTCAGCGGTTTTTGATTTATTATCATTAGTTAAATAATTATTATTTAGTAAATTTGGTTTCTCTCCTTTTAATTTTTTTACACTTTCTTTATAGTAAAACCATTTATTTGCTAAAACTTTGCCACAAGTAAAACATTTTACAGGAATAATCATTTTTATATAATATTATATATATTTTTTTATTTAATCAATTTTTTTTCTAAATAATATTTATAATGTTACAACTTTTAATTGAAGCAACTATTGTTGGTATTGTATTAATAATAATCGCATATTTTATTACTTTTATTATTTCTAAATATTTTTCTACTAATTTATCTAATATATGCAAAAATTGGAATAAAAATTATATTATGGAATTATCTTTATTTTTAACTGGATTTTTTACACATCTTTTTTTTGAATTAATTGGATTTAATAAATGGTACTGTAAAAATGGTTATTCTTGTAAAAAAAATAAATAATTTAAAGTCATTCTATTTTATTATTATAATATGATTTTTAATAATCAAACAAATATAACAAGAAGTGGAAATTATCAAAATGATTATATAAAAATTTCTACATATATCTATTTAATTACAAATTTAAAAACAGTTTTTTATATATTTCTTCCTTTAATTTTACTTATTTCAAAATTTATAAATTATACAATTTTTTGTATTGAAGACAGAGATAAAATAAATATTATTTATTCTAAAATTAAAAATGATTTCGCTTTAAAATATGATGAAGATTATGTACCACACGGATTAGTTATTAATAAAAAATTATTTCCAAAATATATATTATTTAATGGAATGTATAAATATGATCCTATTTATATTTTTATTACAAGGGACAATTTAGATATCATATTGAAAGATAATAAAAAATCAGGAATTATTAATTTAAAAAAAATTAAAAATAATAATAAAGAAAATAAAAAAAAAGAAACAAAAGAAATTAAATATTTAATGAAAAGAGGCTGGTATGGTAATATTCATTTTAGAACAAGGGATATTTTAATAAAAAATAATTCATTTAATTGGAAACAAGAAATCTTATATGAAAATATTATGAAATTTTATAATAAAAATAATTATTCAAAAATTTTTATTAGTGGGGACATAGGAAAAGGTAAAACATATTTTTCATATTTATTGGCTAAATATTTAAATTGCTTTCTGTGTGATACTTTTGATCCAACTGAACCATCGTGTACACTAGATAATATTTATACTTCAATAGATCATAGTTATAAAAAACCACTAATATTATTAATTGATGAAATAGATATAATATTTGAAAAAATTACAAAACAAGAACCTTTGCATCATAAAAAATTTTCAATAATGATTAAAAATAAAATTGATTGGAATAATTTTTTAGATAAAATAGAATTCGGATTATATAAAAATTTAATTTTAATTATATGTTCTAATATGACAAAAGAAGAAATTGCTAAAAAATATGATAAAAGTTTTCTTAGAAAAGGAAGAATAAATGTATTTTCAACATTTTAATTTTTTTATTTTTTTTTTTAAACTACTATAATATAATGAATAAAAATAAGAAAGAAATAGATATCATAATTGTAGGAAAATGTATTAAAAATAAAAAGTTTAAAATTAGATTAGATGCAAATATAGAAATAATTAAAAGACTTATTTTAGCAAGATTAAAAAAAAATGGAAAAACAATCATCCCTAAAATTGATAAATGTAAATTAATAGTTAATGAAAAAAAAATTATTTTAGAAAATCAAAAAAAAATAAATTATTATTTTGAAAAAAATATTTTAAAAAAAAATAGCGAAATAATATTAAGTATTAAAATGAAACATTGTTCCTGTTTTTCTAATGAGCTAGAATTCGGTAGTATTAATATGGATAAAAAACAATCTATAGCTAATAATTTTAATTTTTTAAGTCTAAATTCACTCGGAAATCTTGTTAGAAGTATATCAAGTCCTGAAAAAAAAATAAATAAGAGAGAGGGATGGTATGATGGGTTATCTTGGGATAATAACCCGATTAATGATTGTGAATGGGGTTAAATAATATTTTAATTTAACTTATTAAAGCTTTTTTAATATTTGAATTTACAATGAGTGTAAATATCAAAATACAAGAACAAAAAGAAGGAAAAACTCCAACAAATGAAGTTATTAAAATTACAGGGACATATAAAAAATCAAATTATGAAAATTCTGAAAAAGATTATAATACTGATAACGAAGAACAAACATTTCATTTTATCACACAAGAAACGCAAACAGATCAGGAAAAGGTTATTAATTTATGGACCAAAAGAAAACAATTAAAAATTGAAAAATTAGTATACAAATTAAAATATAATAGAGCTATTAATAATTTTTTTTTTTTTGAATTAAAAGCCCGTGAAAATTTTTTTTCATGGTCTATTATTGTAATTTCAACATTAATAACCACTTTAAATTTATTAAATAATATAGAAACAGAACCATTCGCACATTTCTTTTTAAGTGTTAAAATCGCAATGACCTTTTTTTCAACAATTGTAACTCTAATCGCAGCTTGGATGAAAAAACAACAATACATTGAACGAATAAATATTATTGATAGATACAATCAAAAATTAAATAAATTAATTGAAGAAATAGAGATACAATTAACACTATTAGCATCTGACCGTGACAGTTATGACGTTTTTAAAGAAAAATATCAACCACAAATAACCGAATATTTATCAACCAGTCCCTCAATTAGTCCACTTGAATGGAAAAGCATTGTTTATAGAATAACAGTATATTATCCTGAACTAATTAGTTCAGATGGTGTTACTGAAAATAAATTATGGCCTTGGCACGCTGTCGAATTAGAAAATGGGAATATTGTAAGAACTAAAACACAATTCGGTGAAAATATAATAAAAACATATAGATTATTACATAATCCAGCAAAAATATGTTGTTTCTGTTGTTGCATAAGAAAAAAAGAAATTTAATAAATTAGAAATCATAATCCAATTCATCATCATCCCATTGATTTATATAATTATTTTCTTCTATTTTTTTTCTTTTTTTGATTTTTTTAATTTTCTTAATTGATTTTTTTTTCTTAATTGATTTTTTTTTCTTAATTGATTTTTTTTTCTTAATTGATTTTTTTTTCTTA